TAATGCAGAAAGATTGGACCGATTGACCGACACGCCTCTCAGGGGAAGCGGACCACGTCGGTATTTTTGAAAGGTGTCTTGTTTTTTCTGAGACTCTGACAGCAACTATTGAATCGCGCATTTGATTTTAATGAGTCTCGCTTCCAATTATATTGGGACGCGCAATTGGTGCCATCGACGGTTCGACTCCGTGCGTTCCACAGGAAAGGATGCGAAAGGAAACATTGAGTCGTTACATTGAGGAACTCGACCAATCGGAAAAGCAAGCGCTTGTGCAGGAAATGCTCGACAAAAAGAACGGTATAGGAGATAAAGACTGGACGGAGATCGTCGAAGACTACGATCTCGAGTGTAGTTCTGACACGCTTCGCAAAGCAGGCGTCGGAGTGAAACTTGCAAGCGATGCAGGAATGGTATTCAGCAAGGTCGCGCAGGACAATGTTGATCGTAACTTTGTTGAACGTCAAAAGCTTTACGACATTCAACGCGGGATCAAGAAAGACATGCGTGAGTTCTCAAGAACAGAACTGATATGCGAGTCAATTCGCGAAGCAATCAAAACGCTTCCTAAAATATGGATCCCGAAAAAGTCGAATGCGATTCCGAAGGACAAAGGTTCAAAGAATGAACTTGTTGTCGGAATGGGCGATTTCCATTACGGCGCAGAGTTCCAAGTGCTTGGTCTATATGGTGAGGTAATCAATCAATACGATTCATATGTGTTTGAGAAACGCATGGCGATGTTGATGAATTATATCATTCAGATCGTTGAGAAAGAAAAGCCGGAACAGGTTACGCTGATGATTGTCGGTGATATGCTCGACGGAATGCTTAGACCGTCGCAGTTACAGCGTCTCGAGTACGGCGTTGTTGAAAGCGCCATGAGGCTTGCAGAAACGCTGGCACAATGGCTGGCCGATCTGGCGGAGAATATTCAAATACCGATCCGTGTTTGTGCGGTGCGTGGTAACCACGGAGAGATCAGACCGCTCGGTACGAAAGCCGGCCAGTTCCCGGAAGAGAATATGGAACGAATCGTAATGCATTATCTTCGCGCGAGATTTGATCTCGAGTCGCTTATCTGGATTGTTGAAAACGATGCTCCGATGACAATGATGGTAGACGTTTGTGGATACCAATTCATGCTGACACATGGTCAGGGAGTTAACATAGAGTCGATGGCGCAAGACAGTGTAAATCTGTACAATAAACCAATCGATGTATTTATGGTCGGACACTTGCATAAGTGTCAGACATTCCAATCCGGCATTATGCCAAATAGCAATGTATATGTTGAGCGAGTGCCGAGTATTTGCGGCGTTGATCCGTATGCTCAAAGCAAGGGGTACGGCGGCGTCGCTGGAGCCACAGCTATTTTGATGGAAGAAGGATACGGTCGCAGATGCGTCTATCCTATCGTGCTGAAATAAAAAGCAATATAATGCGCAGTAAGGCTGTAAAACTGCTATAGCAGGAAATATATTGCTAAATAAAGGAGAAAAGGCATGCCGAAGAAAAAGGTTGCATCAAAGCTGTGCATCCGATGCAACCGCATTATGCCTCTTGAAAAGTTCAGCGCGAACAAACTGTGGGCATCGCAACAGTATCGTGATGCATGGTGTACTGAATGCGCAAAGAAGTACTGTGTTGACGAAGAGTCCGTGAAGCGGTACTGCTTTGAGAATAACAGGAAATTTATACCGAAGGCTTGGGAAGCAGCAAAGAAGAAAGCGCAGTATTCACTGGCGAATAATAAAGTGTGGCTGAACCCAATGACATCTCCGGAAGACAAAAAAAAGGAAGAAGACCTCGCTACGGCGAGGTCTTTTTTAGTACTCAAAAATAATGCTTATGCATATGAGTACGAAGAGAACCTGCGTGTTGCCGACGAAAGCAGAGAGGCAGTAGCACATGAGTTTACAGACGAACAAAACAAACCTTATTACGATAAGGTATGGCAGGGTTGGTTCACTCCGGAACAAGTTGAGTGGATGGAGGAAAAATACAACCAGTACTCGGAAGACTTTGTTCTGGATAATGTAAACATGCAGGACTACACGCGCAAGGTTATTAAAGCGTCGTTGAACGCAGACCTTGCAGAAGATCGCATGCGTCGCGGTCAGGGTACAGCGAGCGACTACAAAGAAGCGCAGAAGATATTTGACGATCTGTCGAAGAGTTCAAACTTCGCCGCATGTCGCCGCAAGCCCGGAGACAGCAGCGGCATGGGGTCGCTTGGTGAAATAATCCTTAAGCTTGAAACACAGGGATATCTTGATAACAATCCATATACGTTCCCTGATGATGATATCGACAAAGTGATTCAGGCTTACAAATATACTCTTGAATCGATAGGAATGGAGATCCACTGATGCCGGCTGCTGACAGAGTTGCGTTGATCAGGGAACTAAAAAACTTTGAAGCGTGGTCCAAGCAGATATGGTATTGGCGTACGCACTTGGATCGATTCATTGAGGAATACTTCAAGATCAAACTCAAACCGTCTCAGCGGGTTGACGCGAGGATCTTGGGAAACTTCAGAAGTATTGATCTTGTCAAAAACCGTGGCGCTGGCAAGACATGGCTGATTGCTATATGTTGCATCGCGCTTGGCGTTCTTTATCCGGGAAGTCTGATCGCTGTTGTTTCAAGCACTGCTGAACAGGCTGTTCTGGTAGTAAAGAAAATAGAAGAAAAATTTCTTGGATATCCAGACGTGCTTCGAGAGATCAATGCTTCACGACACAACAAACCAGTTCAGATAAACCCACATAAAGGTGTATGCTGGCTAAAGAACGGAAGCAAGATTGAAAGCTATTCGATGGGTACGCTTCGTGGCAACCGTGCGAAGATCCTGATATGCGATGAGGCGCCGGAGATTCCCAAGAATGATTTGGACGCAGTTGCGAAACCAATCATGAATGAGACGCGCGATATCTGCATCCAGCGTGAGATTGATGACTACGACAGCAAGATCGTCAGCATTACATCTGCGTGTCTTAAGAACAATTACTTCTACACTTCCTTCACAAATATATTGAAGCGCATGTCAACAGGTGAAGACGGATGTTTTGCTTGGGCAATGACATATAAGGAAGCTGTGCGGGAGGGAATCTCGAAGCAGTCTTATTTCGATGATCAGCGCAAGGATATGACAGAAGAGAAGTTTAAGATGGAGTATGAGTCAATATTCCTTGGCGCGGCAGAAGGTGCTGTGTTCCCATTTGATCTTACAGACAGATGCAGGACATTGACGGAAGCCGAGGTTGCGCAACCTGCTAAGTCAACGGTTGAATATATCATGTCTTTGGATATTGCGACGTCGAAAGCGTCGAACGCTGACAACGCTGCGCTGACAACGTTTAAACTGATTGAACTTGAGAACGGCGGATATCTCAAACAAGTTGTGAGGATCCAGACGTTCAAAGGAAAGAGACTTGACGCTTTGGCGACAGAGTTGAGGCGCAATCTTGTCAGGTTCCCAAACACCATCAAGGTAATCGTTGACGTACGCGGACTTGGTGATGCATTCCCACAGTTTATGTGCAAACCGTGGACAGATCCTGAAACCGGGAAAGAGTATCCGCCGCTTGTGCGTGACGACGAGCCTACAATTATAGACAATGCTGTTCCGCTGATCCATCCGTTTATTGCTACAAACCTGTTGAACCAGCAGATGGTGAATGCCACGACAATTGCTCTTGAGCAGGAAAGTATTCAGCTTCCGATCAGTTCTCGATATATCATCAACAATAAGATTGCAGATCGTGACGATGATGCGGAGAGTTCTGGAAAGAAGCTGACAATGCAGGAACAGGCAATCTATCTTGAAGCCGATGCGCTTCAAATTGAAATGGGCAATATCATCGGCAAGAAAGGCGCTAACGGTAGTGTAATCTATGACACAGCAAAGTCTACGGCTCATAAAGACCGTGTGTCCTCGCTGATGATGGGCATCCTTTATATAAGTGAACTTGAAGATACCCGCAAACGAAACTTAATGCGTTACGGCGCCGAACTTGTATATGGTGTTACGGCGTCTATAAGATAACAGGAGGTGGAGAACTTGGCAAAAGATATTGATAATATGATAGCGGATGAAGCAAAAAAGCCAAATGCTTCCAGCTTCGCTGTTGCCGAAACGCTGAACGATGTTTCGGGAACGTTTAATGAGCGTTCCATTACATATAACGGTTCTCTTAAAAACTACGATTACGAATCACTTCTCCGGCAGAAGCAACAGAATATTAACAAGTACTATGAACTTGCTGATTATTTTGTTGACGCTGATGAACTTGTCGGCGGTGCGATTCGGCACATTTATGTTCCGTTTAGTCTGATTGACGGATGGTATTTGACTGGCGGAAACGAACAAACAAGAGAGAAATACATGGAGTGGTTTGAACGTATTTCTCTGAACGAAAAGCTGAGAAGTTGGTTCTATCAATATTACCTGTTCTATAATGTGTATTTCTCGCTGATGGAGGACGGTGATCTTGTTACTCTTCCGCCACACCTGATGCGTATAACAAACGTATCGGTGAACGGTAATCCGCTGTCGGAGTTCAATGTAAAATCATTGAAACAGGATCTTCGCAAAAGCTCGCAAAGCGTATGGAAGAAATTCCTGAATGACGAGGAAATGAAGATTCGCATTGCCGGATATCCGAATGAAGTAACAGAAGCACTGAGAAAGAACGTTGAGTGGGTACAGCTTGATCCTAAGACCACATGGCTGTGGCAGGGTGACAAACCGGAATGGAGCCGGTATGCGATACCGCTGATCAGCACTGCATTGATTTCTCTTGGGCAGAAAGCGCTGATCCGTCAGGAAGAAGATGCGCTGCTGAATCTTGCTGCTGCGTCTTTTGTTCATGGCGCTGTAGGATCCCCAAAGGATAGCAACATTGTTGTTGATAAGCCTATCCTTGATTCGATCATGGCGATGACGAAGAACGCAATGAAAGCGGGCGGAGGTATATCGATTACCAACGACTGCGTGAAATATGCTGTGATTCAGCCAGACCTCGACCACTTCTATGAAGCAGATAAATACAAGTCTGTTAACGAAAGTATTCTCGGTGCGTTTGGTATTAACGCGAGCGTTTCTTCAGGCGCTGACAACTCCATTTCGTTCGGCGCTTCGCAGATCAGTACCAAACTTGTGTCGATGCGTATCAACGCAGCACGGCAAAGTCTTTGTAAGCTGATGAATAAGATTATGCGGGCTGTTAACGGCGCCCCTTACGGACTGCCAAGATCGAACGATAAGAAACTGCCGAAGTTTGAAATGCCGACGAGCGACCTAACTCAGGTAGCGGCCTTTGAAGCCGAATGCATGAAGTTGTTTGAGAAGGGTGTACTGAGTACGAGAACGCTTCTCGAGGCGCATCACATTGATATTGATACAGAGTTTGAACGCAAACAGCAGGAGAAGAAAAACGGTATGACCGATGTGTTTACTGCTCCCGGCAAGACAAGCTCGACCAATACAAGTCAACAAACAAATAACGAAGACGTGACGATTGGACGTCCTACGAAGGACGACGGTGAACGCCAATCCGATCCCGGAAACGCGGAGACTGGCAGAAGTCCAAAGCCGTCAAATCCGGAAGGATCTGAACAACAGGAAGAATAATAGAGGAGTGAAGGCTGGTGGCAGGAGAAAGACAAAAAACAACTCACTTGCAGTTGATTAAGCCAACATATCGGGAACCAGCAGACGTTGACGATATCAACGCCAACATGATCATTCTTGATTCTGCCGTATATGAAACCAGCACCGGACTTTATAAAACACAGCAGGTATTTGCTCCGATATTTGATCAAGCCGTTGCAAACGAAGCAGGCACATATGTTATGAACGATGACGAATTGTATTATTTGCCATCCGGTCATACCGCAGGCGTCACTTTTGCAAATACAGTAAAGCAGAAGAAAATAATACCGGATATTATTCAAGACCTTAGAAATGATTTGGGCGATGGCCTTGCGACTATTGCTGATGCTATTGATGCAACAAAAACAGCCAATACCACATTACCTCCGGGAGATCCTGATGGGTCGCCGGATCTTGATATAACCGACACGTCAGGCAATGTGCTTGTACGGTTTTCCAACGGAGATATTAAGACAAGATATTTCGACAGTAACAAGATTAGCACGGCGTTAATGAACGATGACGCTGCGAATTCTGATCTCGATATCACTGATATATCAGGCAACGTGCTTGTGCGGTTTTCTGACGGCGATATTGAGACAAAGAATTTCAACAGCAAAACAATGAACACTCTTGTAATGGATGACAGTGCTTCCGGAATAGATCTTGATGTAGCCGATCCGTTCGGAAATGTTATTGTTCGTTTTAAGGATGGACACATATTCACAAAAAATTTCGACAGTTCTGACTTGCCGGGTTACGGAGACGAGATCGCGGAACTCAATGATAGCGTTGATGATATACTTGACACGCTAGAAGATGTCGAGGAGGATATTGAAAACCTTCAGAACGCTTCTGGCGGAATTCGATATCGAAACAAGGAAGTGCTTGACGGCGTGTATGCTATTTGCCGTTGGCATCAACCGAACCAGACGTCCAAGCAGTTCTGCTTGCTTGTCAGCGGTGATATACATAGTGACGCGACACGCCTTGCCAGTATGGTCGAGTATTTTAATGCTATTCCCGTTTTTGACGGCGCAATCATGCTTGGCGATGTGGTAGCAAACGATTGGACTGACAGTGCAACGTATTATACCACTGCCATTAGTCAGGTAAATAAACCTTGGCTAACCGTTATCGGTAACCATGATGCAGGAGGGTTCAGGACAACACCAAGGCAAACAACACAGTATACTCATATTGCAGACCTTGTTGACAAATTCATTACTCCAAATATCCAGTATGCGAATCTGGTAAGCGGCGAATATTCTTCTGGTGCGTCGTATTATTACAAAGACTTTGTCGGTTACAAGGTTCGTGTAATTATTCTAAACCAGTATGAATATCCGCCTGACTACGATGAAAACGCTGAAGATTTCGTTTACATGCGTGGTTATGAATGTTACAGCCAAGACCAGATGACATGGTTCTGCAATGTTCTTGACAGCACACCATCGGACTATGGCGTGATCGTTGCGATGCATTCATATCCGTCTTATATGACGCTTGATAAAACGCACATCCTAACAGCATCTACTGCTATCAACCGTGATAACAGTTATTTCATGTTGGATCATACAAACGGATATATTATAGAAGAAATTGTAGAGGCGTGGATCAACGGTTCTACATTATCAAAAACATTTAACTACACAGTTAGCGGAAGTTATGGAACAGGAATTGTAATAGACGTAGATTACTCGAGTCGTGGGCCGGGTGAGTTCATTAGCTACCTTGGCGGGCATTTCCATATGAGCATTGTTTCTGAAACAACAAAATATGGGCAACCGATGTATAACGTAGCATGCGCTTCCATGAGGAGCGCCGTTCAAGGCGATACCCCTCGCGCGGAGGGGACGCGATCCGAAGATAACTTCTGTGCGTTGGCCGTTGACCGCGAGCAGAAAACGGTAAAAATAATCCAGATCGGCGCGCATTTCACGCGAGATGCTGTAGATCGGCTGCTCGGAAATTATTCATATGGAGGTAGCGCATAATGAGCGGAAAGGCTTTGGTAATTAAGGGCGTAAATTTTGTTGCCAACAAGCTTGCGGTTGTAACTCTTGAAGAGCCAATCCGTTGTACGAGCTTATCAATAAACAAGACATCTATTGCATTTACTGCAATTGGCGCGACATCAACAATCACGGCAACAATAGCCCCGCTTAATACTACCGACGACGTTGTTTGGTCGTCCTCAAATCCAAACGTGGCGACTGTCGCAAATGGTGTTGTGACGTGTGTTGGTATCGGAACTGCTACAATTACAGTCGCTTGCGGTACGAAATATGCTACTTGTTCTGTAGCAAGCACTGTCACAATTAACTTGGCGGCTACCGGTTATGGACGCGATAACCATTGTCATACTGCTAAGAATGCCGCGAGAGACTATATTTCTCTTACTGAGTCGGATTACGCGATGACGTTCTATGACTCTACAAATGAACTGAATGGTTATAAAGCCGCAAGTGCGTCATTCTCTCCAGCGACCGAATGGGAAACGCGCTACCCAATACCAATGCCATTAGGCGCAAGCCAAGTTAAACTCAGATTCCCGTCGGCTATCCTTGGTGGCGCGCGCATTGGATTTGTTAACGCAAATCAAATGACGACTTACGGTTCCGGCTTGACAAGCGCAAAGGCTCTTGAGCATATGACAAATACAACGCTTGTTACAGAAAGTGTTGGCAAAAGCTGTACATTTGATATATCTAACCTCCCGGCTGGAGTAAACGGTATTATTGTAAGCTTTACGCTTGGAACATCAAGTTATACAGCAGAATCTATTACTGGCGATTTTACAGCCGAGTTTACTTAACAATCGAAAATAATGGAGGCGATATACATGGCATGGCATCTTATTACACAAGGTGACGACCAGAACTCAAACTATATGGAGTTCCTGATTGACGAAGATACCGACATTGAAACACCACCGGAAGAATACGGTTATTCTCTGTCCAGCCTTGCTCATACCCCGGGTTTTGCGAGAATGTGGGAATCCGACGCGACCGGCGCTTGGGTTGAGATTGGGGGAGACGAATAATGGATGGAGCAACACTTGGAGCTGCGATAGCTCTCATCAATAAAGTTTCCAAAGATACAAAAAAGAAATATGTCCCGATTGCAAAGTCCAGTGCATCCGGGAGGATCGTTTCGTTCCCTGATGGTGCAGACGATGTTCCATTTGATTCCTTTGTAATCAATATCGCTCCTATCCAAAAAGGCGCAGGTACTCCGTCTCCGACAAACGTTCGTGATATCGGAGGCTTTTCCGGTTGCAATATCTATCAAAGCGGAGAAGATTTCAGCAATCCGACAACCGTAGCGTTTTCTTGGAGCGGTACTGCCGGGACTATTGGTATGGGAATACTGAATGTGTTAACCGGTGTTCTGAAAGTTACGCATGCATATAAAAGGTTCACAGGCGATTCTTCAGAAGGTTGGGTTGCATCAAGTACAGCCGGAGTGTTTGTTTGTGGTTGGGCGGATGTGAAAAACAAAGGGATCACAATGTGCAATATGTCTGTTAGTTCATACGGATCAACAGAAACCCCAAGCTATGGCATTATCAGCAACACTTCGTCCGGTTTCAATATTCGAACACATCTTGTAGACACGGCCATGACACTTCAAGAGTTCCGTACATGGCTATCAACACACAATCTTGAAATTGTCGCGCCTCTTGTGACAGAAGTTGAGTATACATTAACTCCTGCGCAAATGAAAACACTTCTTGGCGCGAATACGATTTGGTGTGATGCAGGAGAAATTGTATGCACATACACTTCTGATGTTAATTCTGCGATCGCGTCCATGATTGAACGCGAGCCAGAGTTTGGAAAACGCACATCCGCGATATTCAAGAAAATCGGCTTTGCCGGCGATTCTTATATGTCCGGTGTTGTTGTCAATGGTACGACGTCAAGCGCTGCCGCAGGTTATTCATGGGTTGATCACTATGCAAAAATAACCGGTAGCGAGTGTGTGAATATGGGCGTTACCGGCGCAACTGCCGGAGGTTGGTTGTCTGCTAGCGGCGGACTTGCGAAGGCACAAATTGCCGCGAATAAATGTCAGGCATATGTAATTGGCTTGGGTGTTGCTGATATTGCTAATAACACTCCTATGGGCGGGCCATCGGATATCGGTACTGATAACCAAACGTTTACAGGATATTTTTCTAAAGTTATTGATTCGTTGTTTGTGGTCAATGGTGACGCGCAGATTTTCGTTCTGATGCCGCCTGAACTTCCTGTTGGAGCGCTTGCCACAATAAGAGGCGCGATATCTGGTATTGTAAGTTGGTACCAAAGCAACAATAGCAGTACGCATAAGACGCAGGTACATCTTGTTGATCTTATGAATTACGCGAAAGAGTTTTATCAGGATGGATGTTACAATGCGATGTTCAGCGCGTCCGGATATGAATATATTGCGGAACTGATTACAGAAGCAATCAGCAAATACATCAATCAACATTATTCAAATTTCAGCAATGTCAACCTGATTGAGTATGGCACAAGTGCTTAATACAAGGGAGCCGGTGATACCGAATGAGAAATAATATAGTAACGGCTGTTGCCGGAGAGAAATTATACATCAAGACAGATCCCGTCTTCCAGTATGACTACGGACTGAAGCTTGTCATTTCAGGCGTTGCTCTACCGGAAACATATGATGCGCATTTCGGGAACACAAACAGTGCAAGCGCGAAGACAGTAACAGGAGATAACACAGGTTTGGAGATCCCTGATGAATACCTGCGGAACGGTGAAGACGTCCACGCTTGGCTGTACCTTCATGTTGGCGAAGATGACGGAGAAACAGTTCTCCACATTCAAATACCTGTTATTTCCCGCGCGGCGATTGACGATGAGGAGATTACGCCGATCGAACATCATGCGATCGAGATTGCGCTTGAGCAGATGAATGAGGCTGTTCAGCAAACAGAGTCGAACGTGGCACATTATCCGTACATTAGCCAAGACGGTTACTGGATGGTGTGGGACGCACAGAATGACCGGTTCAACAATACTGAAATCAAGGCTGCTGCAAACAATATATCAATATATGATACACAAACTGATCAGCCAACTGTCGAAATTTATGATGCTGCTGCTGGCGACGTAACAGAATTTATTGTTAAAATTACGCCTATTCAGGCAGGCAGTGGCAATCCCGGCACTCGAAACATCCGTACTATCAGTGGATTCAGTAAAATGATCATAGACCAGTTAAAAGGGCATGATGGTATATTGTATATGTTTAACTTCGACAACAATATTGGTAAGGTATACAATGGAAGATATAATGCGCTTACTGGTAAGCTATATATTGACAGCGTCTTGGTAACAAAGAGATGTGTCGATATGGACAACTCTGAAGTACGCCCCGGATGGAGAAACAGCGGTATTCGTGAGATTCTTGGTGAAGGCGTTGATACTGTTTATACCAACCAGATATTAAACATTGGAACGAGCTTTGGTGTTGATACGACCGGTGAAAATGATCTGCTGTATCTTGGGCTTGAGCAATACGGTATGAGGCAACAAGCATGGATTAATACGGAGATTAATGTGCAGATCTTGGTTCCGCTTTCAACGCCGATTGAATATGATGTTGCGTCTATCGAAATTGCTACCGGTTTAGGGCGAAATACATTCAGCGCAAATACCGGTAATATCTTAAGCATCACATATCCGTGTGATACAAAACTATATATCGATCATAAGATCGCAGAACTTCAGGCGCTTGTGCTTGAAAACTAAAGGGGTGATACTACATGACAAAACGCGAACTGCGTGTTATCAAAGCGTTTATTAACTGCGTCCGCAGCGGCGAGTATACCCTTGATTACGCGATCGTTTTGATTGAGGATAACGGTCGGTATGGATGGCTGAGTTATGAAGCCAAAGAAATGTTCTATTCTGCGTTTGATACATTTGATGATGAAGAAGAGGAGCAATAATAAATGAAGAAAACTTATTCTACTCCGCTTGCCTGCAAGCTGGAGTTTAATTATTCGGAAAACATTACCGCTTCCTGCGGAAATACGAAACCGCATCATGGCGACGTCGGACATGGCGTTGGACTTGGCGGAGGATGCGACCATCAGCCGGGTCATCCAGATCCGATTAAACCGCATCCGTAAACGGATAACAAGCCGAAAGGCTGTTATATATATTACTTCAAAGATTGAAACACTTGTCCTCCTACTGGTGTTGAAAATCTGTGTAAGGAATGATTGGCAATGGTAAACGAAAAACGGCTTATGTTCCTTGCATCCGAAGTAACGATAGCGGAAGAAGATAAGCTTAACCCGGTATTCCTAAGTATTAAGATGAAGCTTGCGGACAACGCAGGTAATCGAAATGACGAGGGAATAACTGCGGCTTTTATCAGTGATCTCATTAATCGGCAAGACGAATTTAATGGTCTGCCATTTTATGCGGACGTGAAAAAGCTTATCGCAAGGAAGTATGACGAACTTGGTCATATGTACAACAGGATCACGAAGAAGTTTGGTACGACTCAGATAGGATCCCTTGTGGACTTCTATTCCGAGACTGATAACGATGGCGTGATTTCGCTGTACGCAACGGCAAGAGTACCGAAGAGAGAGAATGAAATCTGCATCAGGCTGGTTGAGCTTTATGAGCTTGGCAAGCTGTGTTGCTCGTTTGAGGTTCGATACAATCCGGAAGACACGATCGAAAAAGACGGTGTTTTGTTTATCGATGCAAGCGAGAACAATGCCATGACGGGCATCGCGCTGGTATCGACTCCTGCGTGTGTTGATGCTGTTGCTCTTGATATGGTTGCCGAAGTTGCCGATGATTCCGATATCGTTGCTGAATGCGAAGAGCAAACAAGCGAACGAGGTGAGACAGAAACAATGCCCAAGGAAATGGAAATGACGGCGGAAGTCGAAAACAAAATCGCCGAAAACACTGAGGAGACTCAGGAGGGAACCAAGACCGTAATTGCTGAAGGTGAAGGCGCTTCTGAAAGCGGCGAAGGTGCTTCCGAGAGTGGAGCAGGCGCGTCCGACAGTGGCGCTGGCGCTTCTGATAGTGGAGCCGGTGCTTCTGATAGCGGTGCTGGTGCAAGCGAAGGCGGTTCCGGCGACGACAGCGGTACGAGCGATACGACTACAGAAGACGCGCCCGTAATCGATCCCGATGAGGACGAAAAGAGGGCGAACGCCGAAACCAAAGAGGCGAATGCCGAGGTTATTGAACATTCCGTCGATACGCATGAATGCGTAGATAATTCCGGATGGTACGGTGATAAACCCGTTCATGTGATCGAGTATCACGAACGCATCATCGAAACCATGGAAGACGCCGGTACTGTTATTGCCGAACTGGAAAACAAGATTGCAGAACTTGAAGAGATTAAGAGCAAGTATGACGCGATCATTGCGGAACAAGAGGCGAAGGTTCTGGCGCAGAAACGCGAATGCGCGAAAGCGTTCGCGGAGAAGCAGGGTCTGAATGTTGAAGACGCTGCCGTAGCGGAGGCTATTGAAAAGCTCGATTATACAAAAATTGCTGAACTCACTATGGCGGAAGCGCAGGACGAAGTCGAGGAAGAAGCCGCGACTCAGGTGATTACTCTTGCGAGCTATGTCGAAGTAGAAGTCAGTGATGATAAATACGGCGGACTTTTGAGCCGCAAAAATAAGTAATTGGAGGATGAAAGCTTATGGCTGGATATTTTCGGAGAGCCGAAGCTTGGAACTATGACGGTTCCAACAAGGCGTATCAGGAACTGACCAATGGCCTGTTCGTTTACATCGACGGTGCCAATGGCGTCAAGCCGGTAGCCAGCGCTGGCAGCGCTCGCTTCCGTGTGCTTGAAAAGACCACCCTGTGGGGACTGCCCGCTGTGGTTCTGGTCTGCACCGATCCCGGCAGTGCCGAGATTTATTTCACTGAGAACGAGTTCGAAGACTATGGCGACAAGGACATCGATCTCACCACCTACTCTATTCCTGCGGGACATTACGTCAAGATGCGTCGTCCCAACATTAACGACGAACTCGTTGTGAGCGTGACTTCCGAAGTGCTGGCGACTCTGGCTGTCGGCGATACCGTGAAGCCCACCACCAACGGCACGATCGTTAAGCATACCTAATAGGAAGGAGGGGAAATGATTTATGGCTATCGAAATTCGTAAAGATTCTCAGATTGTTGAGGTCGCGACTGCTGCGGCTCGTCACGAGCGTCTGGACAGCAATGTCGTAGAAAATGCTAATCAGCTGATTCGGGATCTGGCTTCCGATCCGAACCCGCATAACAAATATCAGATCGCGCAGCTCGTTAAGTTTGGCGTGAACGATATCATTAAGCAGGATACCAACTGGCTGGATAATCTGGCTGACGTGAAGCGCGTTGGATTTGGCGATAAAGCTGAGTTCGATGTGAAACTGCCCGGTGTTAAGGCTTTCATTCAGGCGAAGGGTGCTACCACGCCGAGGACCAAGAACTCTCGCAAGACCGTTTCTCTGGAAACCCTGTCCGTGTCTGCTCGCCCGGTTATCAACATCGTTGAACTCCAGAACGGTCTGGCCAATGCCGCCGACATCATCAACGATGCGTCCTTCCAGATGGAGTGCGCGATGAACGGCTACATCGAGAACGTGCTGAAGACGGCAGCTGCCGCTTGGTCTGCCCCGTACTATGGCACTGGTTCCGGTCTGGTGAAGTCCACGCTGGATCCCATGATCCTGCACTGGATTCGTGTCGCCGGTGGCGCCGCTCTGTTTGGTGACATCGCCGAGAACACCAAGCTGGCCGCTCTGACTGGCTTTGTTGCCAATGCCACTTCCGGCACCATGCAGTTTGCTGGCAACATCATCAACGAGCAGAATCAGAATGCCGTGATCGGCACCTATCTGTCTGCCAAGGTTGTCAACCTGATCAACCCGCTGAAGGAAGACGGTACTGACGGTTTTGTGTTCGACGACAAGAAACTGTATATCGTTCCTACCGGCATCGACGCCGGCATGCGGCCCCTGAAGGTCGTGTTCGAGGGCGATGTGTTCTCCACTGAAGCCACCAACATCGACGACCTGTCTTGGGAGATCCGTCTGGATCAGTACTTCAACGCTGCCATTGCGAAGGGCGTTCGTCCTTACATGGGCATGTATGCTGATTCCAGCGTCTAATGCTTACCATGGGGTGGGGCAGCCACACTGCCCCACCTCTTTTTTAAATTAAAGGAAAGAGGAAATAAAACATGAGTGATAAGTTTAGAGTAAATAACCCGAATGATTATCCGGTTGGTATTATTACGCCGGAAAAACCTTATGGTGTAAACATTCCGCCGCATGCGTTTACGATGTGTACGCAGGACGAAATCGATTATCTGACGGCAACATGTACGATGTTTCAGAATGGTGTTCTGAGGCTGGCGGAAGAGAAGCAGAAAGAACTGGCTGCTTCGATGGGAATTGAAATGGAAGACAACGCTAACTTTATGAGCGATGACGATATCAGGAAAAAGCTTTCCGGTAATGCGAACCAGCTTCGCAAGTGGCTTGAGTCTGACGACATTAAACCGTATGTGATGGACAAGATCGCTACGATTGCAAAAACTATGAATCTTAGCATGAATAAGATTCTGGTGCTTCAGGACAAACTGCCGGACTATGATTTCCTTGACAAATAATATATGAAAGGGTGAGTGCCGTGACAGATATTGTAAAGCTGGCACAGCGACTGCACAGAAGGATACAGTGGCAGGAAATCCCCGAACAGTTAACAAGCGCCGACCTGATCGATATTCTGGATGACGCTATCCGTATGCTTTATGTGATCAGCGGACGGACATTCCAGTTTTCTGAAGATAAGTTTATCGTCGAAGATATTGAAAACAGCGACGAGAAAAACTATTACTTCGCAGACGATCTTGAACTGGACGAACAGGAGTGGATCCTGCTTGAAGGCGAAATAGCCTTTTACAATATGGCACTTTCCAATGTTGACGATCTGCAAAGCTATACCACGGATGCTATGGCGGTAACACATGGCGACAAGCCGTACAAGAACATCAAAGCAACGGTGGAAGACAGGCAGGCAAAGCAGGCGGTTGTGTGGACGCGCATGGTTCGCTTCAACCAGCTGGGGGTGTCTGGATGAGAGACATTCAGGAGATCGGAGTTCGGGTAACATATAAAGACAAAGAACTCAGACCTGTATATACAAAAACATATTCTTTTGCCGAGTATACAGACATGCTTCGGGCAGACTTGCTTCGTATAGTAACTGACGTCGAAAACCTTTGTTATGCCGCGAATGACAACCTGCCAAAGGAAGATTGGGACGAAGGCACGTTCGAGGAATTTAATAAGATCAAACACAAACTGCTCGACAAGGCAGGCGATATCGGAAGGCTTCCTTCCAATATTATTGTCAGGACGAGCGAACCGCTGAATGAATTCATGGCGAACCTGATTGACGGAAAGGAATGATATGAATGGCAAAAGTCGTATGGGATCGGCGAACCGATATCAAGAATGCCAGACAAACCATTCCTTTCACGCCAAAGCCGAGTAAAGAAAACTTCAAGCCGCCGGCTCGTATTGAGACAGACTTCCAACGGTTGCTTGCACATGATGTTCCGCACATTAACTGGACGTTCGAACTGATTCATGACTGGTATTATGTGTCTACACAAACTGCCGAAAGCTTGCAGGCATTAACAATATATGAGCGCAGAAAAATGTACGCGAACGGGTGCAGAATTATCAGGATTCATACAGAAGAAATAGATCCAGAAACCGGAGAGATCACTACCAATAACACATATTATGCGCTTGCTGAAAACGGCGGATACGAACTGACTACAGAATATGCGCCTGAATATATTCGCGGGCAACAGACGTCCATCGACTGGAAATCAAAGATCGGTAACTCCGATATGAGTACTAACTTTAAAACGGATTACACTCATCCGATCGAGAAGGGCGATTATGTTATTCGCGAAGACGGCATGCTGTACATGTTAAGCTGGAATATCACAACACACGCTAACAATCAGGCAACACAAAGCACTGAATGCAACGCAATTGTTGACATTACGCGCGAGTTTGCTGATGAAGTTGACGAAAACGGAATACTGATTAGCGAAGGCGGTCGCAGACCGGTTGCGGCAGGACTGCCTATTAACCATCAGGAATATGCTGGACGGCCTGACTATAGTGGCGCTGCTGGTCAAGCCGGTATGCATCCAGACCATTTGATCACGCTTCAGTGCCAATGGAATAAAACAACAAGAAAGATCAGGCTTGACGATCAATTTATACTCGGAGACTTCACTTACAAGATTGTAAACATTTCGCTGGCAGAAGTTCAAGTTGACAAGGATTACGGCGTATTAACAATGAACGCAAGACGTGTTGCCGGTGGGACGGTGGACGGCGATGAATGATTTAACGTTGTACAAAATCGCGTTCAATGAAAAAGGTTATCTCGACGAAGTAAAGCAGTGTATTGATATTGCGTTTGATTGGATGTCCGGAATTATGCATGACGTATTGTGCAATGTTATTTCGCAATGTTCTGAAGCTGCGAATGTTATGATTATAACAACGCAAAAACAGGTCAAAGAAATATCGAGGACAATCAATGATGAGTATGCTGAACTTGAAGTTGGAATAGACCCGGCAGATGTTGTAGGCAACGAACAAACATATGTGCGAGTAATGGTTACACTTTATGGTAATGGAGAAGTATGGGCGAGGCCGGGTGCTGTTGCGTGGACAAAACATGTAAACACAAAAAGGCAGAACCACGTCAAAACAGAATATAGACTTCCGTTTTTTGAGCAGAAAGACAATTCAAAAACAATAATGGTTTCTTTTGAACATGATATGAAAAAACATATCAGAGACTTTTTAAATCGTCTAACGGAAATGATAAACGCAATAGACTGTTCAAAATACTTAATCTAAGGAGGATGATGCGAATGGCATTTGCTGACCGCTATGTCGAGAAAGATCGTACATGGCAAGATAACTGGAACAATGTCGTACGCAATGTCCTGTTCCAAGATGACAAACTGAAGTCTTTGATGCTTGTTCCTGTTGGAACAGACATTATGACTTTTCAGAAAAAATACTTTGTTCGTGATGCTGCGACAGACGAACTTTTAACAAAAGAAAAGGTTCGTATTGTGGCACATGATGACGAAGGCATACCGACGCTCAACAAAGGCGTTCGAGTGAAATACAAAAGCTTCGACATCTTTGTTAGTGAAGACGTTGAGCATACGGCAGATATCGACAGGCTTAAAAGCCGTCAGGTATTGATTGCCGAAAGAATTAAGTATTTGCTTCTGCGGCAACGTGTTTGCGAGAACATCGCGTTCCAGTATGAAGACGAATACGATACATGGACGAAAACCGTGGGCTATAAAGAATATAGACTCACGCTTTTCTATAAAACGACGGTATAACGGTTGACCGTTATAGGAGGAACGGAAGACTTGTTATTATCATCAAACCTTATTAAAACGAGGAGGAAAAACGCTTTATGCTTTATATCGAAAAGTATAATGGGTATCTGGCGGACGTTCCGAATATTGAGTTCGTTCGCTGCGACGGAACCGTGTTCGCGTATGACGAACTGAATTCCGCTAGCATGACCGCTGGTCACAACATGATCACCATCACCGGCGGACAAGGCAACTTCCCGCTGGCATACATCGATACTGACTCTACTCTGGAGTTCCAGTTCGAGAGTTCTCAGTTCACTTCCGAAATCTTCGAAATGGCGAACGGCGTTACGATGGAAGAGGGCGACTTCGGTATGCTCGAGTCCAACCGTTTCGACGTTGAAACTGGTCTGAAGATCAACATTCCTTACGAAGTCAAAGAAGGTTCTGTTATCATCCGTGGCCTTGATGAAGCGCAGTCTGATGCTTCCGGCAAGTTTGTCGTGTCCATCACTGCTTCCACTGCTGCCACGTCTGGCAAAACCGTGGTCACCTTCCATGAGGGCGATGTGACGGTTGGTCAGGTTGTCCGTGTTGCCTATCAGCGTCGTGTTGTCGGCGCCGGTAAGGTTCCGGTTAAGACTACGTCTACGACCGCCAAGGGATCCCTGTTCGCGCACTGGCCGATCTACTCTGATGGTACCAGCTGTGCTGACGCCGCTGTTAAGGCTATCCTGCACCTGTATATCCCGCGCGTTCGTGTTACCGCGCTGCCCGGATTCTCCAACAGCTACAAGAGCGCTGCGACGACCAGTCTGACCTTCGCCGCTATGGACCCGAAACTTGGTTCCAAGAGCATGTATGATCTGGTCTACGAGCCGATGGATGCTGACGGCAATATCGTGACCAAGTCCAGCGTTGCGACCGGTAGTGTTGGCTGGATCACCA